TGGGGCCCCATTCTTTAATAGTATCGCCTTGATCTGTCGCGTAGCCTCCAAGCCATTGGTCTTCCCCTACGTATCCACTCCAGCCGCCTTGAGTCAAGTACATGGGGATTCCAGAGGTGTTGTAGGGCTCATGGTTGCCGCGCGGTACCTTAGTAAAAACAGTGCCATAGTCTGGATTTGCTATAAGATTCTTAAACAAGACTTGCGTTTCCAAGCCTGCGTCTGAAAAATATGCCCCGGTTTTGCCATATTGTTCGTTTCTCCAAGTCTCCATGGATTCAGAAAGAAACGGTGTCGCTCCAGCTTCTTTGAGAAAAATATCATTATAGGCTGCCTCACTATGAACTACAATATTGTGAGAGCTAAAAAAGCTATTATACAACCCTTTTGAATTATAATATTTTTGAGCGCCGGGGAGCATGTCGGGCTCTTCTTTAAACTCGTCCCATTTGCTTATGTCAAAATTAGGATTTGCCATATCTATATAATTTTGTTCTGCTGTGTCGTTGCTGTAAAGTATCATAGACAGGAGCACATCGTCTTGATATCCAAAATCATAAAAATCTTGTTTCCACAAAGGGGAATATTGCAAATACTGAAGAGCCCAGTTCTGCATAAGATCTTCGTTGTCCATGTTCTTAGCCAGGTTTTTGAGGGCATAGGTCTCGTTAAAACCTCGGAGCCAGTCTGTTACATTTTCGCGAAAAACAGAATATCTAAAAGAATAAGCATTATCTCCTGATCCGGGGTCTGATATGTTGATTATCGAAGGAGTCAAATATGAATAACCTGTGCGAGACAGACTATCCCAATTATCTTGACCAACTTCCTCTAAGGCGCCGTCGTCAGACCCCATACCTTGGGCGTTGTAATACTGTTTAGCGTAAGGGTGTATGTTGCCTGTAAAATTGGTGCCCATGTCGCCTTTTGCTTCCCACCATATGTCTTTTACAGCAAAAATAGACATTTTTGCGCTATCCATGCGACATCGAGCCATATAGTACGCGGGCGTCAATGTCAAAAGACCGTCGCCGGCATCGATTCCTGGAATTGAGGTATACGTTGGAGATATATCAATTTCTTCGTCTAAAGATAGAAAGTCTACGTACGCATATTCATTTGTTACTGCGCGAAAACACTCTCCAGGGCCGTCGAATTCGTGTTTTTCATAAATAATTGACCTTGCCGGATTTATTGCCACTTGATAAAAATCTTCTGGCAGTACTGAAAGCTGGTTAGGGGTACTGATGTCTCCTGTGCCGACTCCGCCGCCGCTCGACTCACTTGCTGTCTCGTGGGCGCGCAAAAGCTTGGACAATCGTTCGTATGTTTCGTCAGCCATAGCTAGCAAATATTGAATACCTTCTGGGCTGCCCTCCATGTAGGGAGACGCTATCGCTGCCAGATAATTCGCTAGATCCGACATGCTGGCGTCTAGATCACCTTGAGTCATTTGAGCGCTGAGGCCGGCTTTAACACCGGTATCAACAAAAAGATTGAGCAAGTCGACTATTTTTTGTGCAGCTGCTTGCCATACTGGCTGTTCATTAATTCTGAACATTGGTGCATTTTTATTTATAGATTCAATCTCTGCAGGGAAATCAGGCCTAAATTCGCGAATATGCCTGTTATACCACGGTATGTTTCGCCTCTTGTCTATGCTTTCACCATTAGGATCAAAAGTTGCAATAACTGTGCCCTTTGACCCCTTGGAAAATTCTAAATATTGACTCAACGTGAGCCTGATTTGTAATAACTCTTGCAAATGCTCGTGAAGAAATTGTGGAGTGCCGTCCTGAAAGTCCACCTCGACGCTGTACATATAAAGACCAGAAGCAAACCCATCTACTTCGCGGTCGTGAAAAGTAACATATAGCGGTCGCGCGCCTGGAGCGAGATTTTCAGCATGAACGTGTGTAGCGTTTATGTAAAACTTGTCACCGTTGACGCTTTCGGGTACAAAGGCGCTCCAGGATGTTGCCCCCTCAACTGTGCCGCCGAGGCCCCCGATTCCAACTTGAGTTAACGTGCCAATCAGCTTTTTAGGTTCTTCTTCTGGTTTGTATTGTAAGAACTTTTTATATAAATCTTCTGTGCCTTTTTTGAATTCGACGCGCTCTCTGTATAGACGAAGTTCTAAAATCTTGCTTCGTTTCCAGACCTCCGATGTGAGATTATTATCAAAATTATTTTGAATTCGAGCGCCAAAGTTTTTAAAAAGTTTTGACTGGTTTTTTAGTAGAGTGGCCACGTCTATATAAAAGAAGCCCCTGGCTTCGTTTCTAACACTTCTTGCAAGATATAATTTAGAAAATTCGGCATCGTTATCTTTTACTATATTTCTTTTATTTGATTTTTCCCACGGTGTCATGCCAAAAGGACCGGCGAAGCCACTTGTGCCGGCAGGATGAGTAGCAGACGCTCCAACACCCCCGGCTTCAGCAAGAGTGGCTGCGACCGCTGCAGTGGCTGTTTTCGAAATTTCTCCAGCTTTTGTCTGCAAATCTGACACACTAACAGAAACTCCCGTAAGTGCTGATGGTTTTGTCTGGAAGACGCTACCAGGCACACCAGAAAAGACACCACTAGCCAATTTAATTTCGTTTATTCTGTTTCGAGCATTCGTGATTAAATAATTTGGCGAATCTACAAGAGTTAGTTTTGGTTGGTAGCGAGAACCTACGTGTGATCTCCCTGCCATGTATCCGATGTATCCATCAGGTGCGGGACCGGACAAGCCAATTTGGTCGACGGCCGCATAAGGAGGAAAATGGAAATGCCAATCGCCATGATGCACTTTTCCATTTTCATCGCGCAACACCTGTCGCGTCTGTGGTATTTGGCCGTCTCTAAAGACAATCGCAGACGTTGCCTGGCCCTGTATAACTGACTCGTCTAGTCCAAGATCTAGAATACTATTGACATCAAGATAGCAATAATAAGCAACGCCAAAATATTCATGAGCGATTCTTTCAGAAAGGTGCTTATCTCCATTTTCGTTAAAACCTTCGCGCAGAGTATATGTATCTTCAAATGGAATTACGTAATACATTACGCCATTTTTCACTTCTTCAAATATCTTGCCCTCGGCGACTTGTGGGCCTAGCACATCCTGAGCCGTGCCGGCAGTATCAAGCGCCGAAACGTTGAGATTGCCGGCGATAGAGCCAACTTTGACGGAGACGTCCTCAATTTCAACTTGATTTGCAGCAGCGGCGCCATAGACGGTACCTTGGTGGCCACCTTCCAGATTTTCAACGTGTTTTAATCCAGAGGCATGACCAGAAAGATCATGGGGGCCTACGGGTGCGCTGGGGTCGGGAACAATGTGAGGATTTTGGCCATGACCCATCCAGACGCCGCTATTTTCTCGGTTTGAGGCCCGATGTACGCCTGTTGGCGCATTTTCAATAGCAGCCTGATTAGAATAACGCAAATTGTTGATGTTGGAGAGGCCAAAAATACGTGCTTTGCGCAAAAACATGGCATCTAAAATATTTGACGCGTCCATGTCAGGGCTTGGCAAGGGAACATTAGCTAGCCAACTTTTTTCCAAAAGTTGATCTTTTTTAATGTAAAGCCCCAGCTTGACTCGCACAAGAATTGGCCTATCTTCGTTAGAGGATTCTTCAATAAAAATCTTCCTTATCCTAACTGCAGGTACAAGATCGCCAACTAAATAATCAAGAGCGTCTGACATAGTCTAGCATACCTCCCCTGGGTCGTCAACTTCTTTTTCGTATATATCATAAGTTTTGACCTCGTCGTCTAGAAGATCGTTGCAGAATTCTGTTTTTCTGTCTGCAAAATGACCCTTTGTTTTCGAAACAGGATCAAGAGAACATATAATCTTGTCGTCTATTTCTGAGTCTACAAGTAGGTCAAAATAATGGTTAACGTAATTTGGGTCGTCTTGTGGCGTGGGTTCGTCCAACCAACTAAAAATTTCGTTTTCTGTTTCTTTTGGATAAAAAGATAATTGTCGCAAGACCTGCTCCGTCAAATCTCCCGCCTCGTTCTCCACTATTTCAAAAACTTCAATGTCAAAATTTTCTTTTTGATATGGAGCAAATTCTTCGCCCACTTTTATTAAAAAATAAGCCTCGTTTGGTGGGGTCACTAGCGCGAAATCATATCCGACGCCTGTCTCATACTCGTAGAACGCGTCGTCATTGGGTGATATATTTTTATATTCAATTTCGATATCAGCCTTAAGTTGTGGAATGTGCCGCGTATTGATACCACCATCCTGGCCTTTTAAATTCCAGGTTTTTGAAAAAGACCCGCTCATGTTGCCTTTTAGGAAAGTTAGGTGCACTGCTGGCGCGGGATCACTATTTAGGTCGCTGGTGCCGATCGAGGTCCAGAGCGAGTACATCTTTTCTGAAGTTGGCTGCATCGCTTTCGAATCAAACTTTTTAGACTCAAATATTTTTTGGCCATATTGATATGCAAATTTCTTCTCAAGAGAAGAAAATGTCGTCGCGCTTTTCACTAGCGGCGTTTCTTTAATTCTGGCCTGGGAGTCTGATTGTTCCTCAGAAAAGCCCCCCTTTTCAGAGTTATACAGAACTGCATCATCGTGAAAAGAATAATACACTGGGTTGAAAACGCCCCTAGACATTAAGTGTCGCCCAAAAGGAGTTATTTGTATGTCAATTACGTCTTGTTTTTTGTTAAAAAACTCCATTATTCGTCCACCTTAAATTCAGCTTCAATTTTTAATTTCTCCACCAGCGAAAAATAATCATATGGCCAATTCATCCCATATACGTCACTAAAATAAGTAGGTTCCAGGCTAATTCCAGACAATGAAGCTTGATCACCAGGGTTGAAACGACTATTTGTAATCAAAGAGGACTCTCCCTTGGCGTCTAAATTGTCCATTATTGCGTTCTCAATGTGTCTATAACGGTACATTTCATAATTTTTATGAGCGCGCTGTTTAATTTTGAAAGTCATCCACCGAAGGCGACTATAAAACTCAGCACTTGAGTTTGGATAGTCGCCCAACATCTCAACATACTCAGGATCAATACCATAATTTCCTTTTAACGCCATTGGAGACAAAAAGTTTGCCAAACCGGCACTAGAAAGATCGGCCGTGCCGCCCCCCGGAAGCGAAAGATCAAAAATGTCGTTAATATTGGCCGAACCTCGTCCAGGACTTGTGGTAATTTTTACAAAATCTTTTTCAGCCCTCATTGAGCAGTCAGGCATCAGTCCTTGGTAAATATTTGTCAAATCTTGCTTATCTAAGAACTGATAAAATGGCGCAATCAACATCTGGAATGGCGTTACCGCCTTGTTGTGAATAAAATCCATCTCAGGTGGTAAAACATAACTAACAGCCTCAAATTCAGGAGCAGAAGCAGGATCAAAAGCATTCACATCGCCGATAAGAGTTGCAATCATCTTGCCTAAATCAGTTTTTCTAATTTCTTTTATTGCAATCTCGCTAGTATTAAATTTCTGATAAAATTCCTGCAGTGAAACCCCCGCCTTAACTTTTGCGTTTCTCTGTGCTAACAAACGCGACAGCATTCGCTCAAACAAAGGGTTCCAGATTCTTAAGAAGTGCTTGCCCGGCAAAATCTCAACTGTCCCATAGATAGTTGAATCATAATGCTCGCCTGGGAAATTCACACGTTTCTGGAAGCCTTTTTCAAAGTAAGGTATTGCGACAACTGCCTCACTAACTAATTTGGCGTTATTCATGCGGCCAAGAGGATAAGTCATACCACTACCTGCATCATGAAAGCCCAGTGCATCGCCTAAAGATGCGGTATCTTGGTTTCCAAAAGCAGATTCACGCGTAGCTGCAAGAGCCGTGTTGCTTCCAATATCCGTAACAAAACCTGGAGTCGTTGCCTGATCTCCTGAAACTCCAATATTGACATCTTTAACTGTTAGCCATATGCCCTTTTCTTTTTCGTGACCTTCACCATGTACGGCTTCGATGAGATCTTCATCGTACGGATCATAACCATAACCCATCCAAATAGATCGCCCTGTTCGGTGACCATAATATTGCGTACCAGACGATGTAACGACTTCAGTAACCTTATCTGATTGAAGGACATCGCCATTTTTCTGATATCGCGTTGTTTTGCGATACGGTACGCTGTCCTCGGACATGTCAAGCACTGGTGCCATCCATTTTGGAGCCATCCACCAAACTTCGCCTTCTTTCTCAGGCTCATCTTCGCGGGCCTTAAGTGTAAAGATGTTATTTTTTCCTTCATTTCCTTTTGTTGACTCCCAAATGTCGACTGAGGCTTCGATTTTCATTCTATTCATGGAGCCACTTGATAAAGAGCCAGTAGAGGGCATTCTTGGACACAAATCTTTATAATATTCTTCAAAATAATACGAGTTGCTTCTAGTATTAGAGACAATCTCAGATAACTTGTAGTTTGTTGTCCCCTCGGCCTTAAAAGAAATAACAGCAGAACTAGGTCCATAGAAATAAGGAGGAGTATAAGCTTGATAGGCAGGGTCTTGAAGATTGTAATATAATTCAGATGACGCCGAATTTACAGCCTTCATGCTACTATCATAATATCCAAATTGTGTTTCGCCAAGCTTCTCCCATGGTACGCCTGCGGCGGCGCCATATAAATATGAAGTTCCGAGAGCAAGCGAGCTAGCTGGCATGCCGCCAGACACCCAGCCAATAGAAGTTGACGTCAAGGCGGAAGAGTTAAGCATGCGATTGCTAGATGAGGCGTCTTTTTGATCAAAGCCTATATAAGGCGCTGTAGCATGGCTGCTTTCGGAACCTATGTTGCCAGAAAGACGAGTAACAGGGTGAGGTATCGTGGACCATATGCTAATCCAAGAAGTAGAGGTCGAGCCTGTTGTAGCCAAAATACCAAACGGTGGGATGTAAACTCCAGGATATGTACTATCTTGTGTTGCAGAAAAGCCTCTAGCTTTGGCCCGGCCAAGCGAACCATAGGTCGAGTGTCCAGAACCATATGGAGCATAAATATCTGCGCCAGTCTTATAATAATCAGACATGTCCGCGCCGGTCAGATCGACTCCGTTAATTGCATTAACTGCTCGTTGCGCTGTTTCAGCAGTCGTGGATCCTATCTTGACCTCAATTAGGTTGTCGGTAGTAATGTCGCCAGACGTAAGATTGGTTACAAACCTAATCGTAACCCAGCCTGGATTGTCGCCATCGCCGGTGCGCGTATCATTGACGGCGTCGTCCCACGCGCTATTGATATTAAATCTAGCGTTGTGATAATTAACACAAAATCTTATTTCATCGCCATTAGCAGGGCCAGAATCGTTACTAATCTTAAATATGTTCGGAATATAAGTATATCTTAGGTTTGTCTCGTCTATCTTAAGAGGCTCAATTATTTGAACCGGTGGTCCAAAAAGAGCGCCTCGCATCATGGCAGACCCAGAAGTCACACGATCAGGACCTGTATTGGGTGCGCGCACATGTTTTTTGCCATACTCAGTGTTTAATGAAGCTAGACGTGGACCCTCGCACAAGACGTGATCTTTAGCCTGGTGAAGCTGAACGTCCATAGTGTAAGTTTTGGGCTCAAGCTCAATTCCTCCATATATTGGATTGCTTTGAATGACTGGGAATTTTGCATCACCACCCTCTAGGAAAAAGTCCATCGTTTCACAAAGAAAATTACTCATGGAGCTTTGATATCTCTTTAACGAGGTGCGTTGAACCGGTCCACCCAATATCGCCCCAAAACTAAAAGAAGCATCCGGATTCCATAAAGGTGTCCAGCTTGATTCTGACGTTCTTGATCCCTTTGCCCCTCTCAGTTTTGCGTTGGTGACCGTCTCGCCAAAAGTTGATCTCAATTCGCGGGCACGGGCTTCGTCAATAAAATCGTAAGGTAAATAAGACGCATTTTGTACTTCTCCATCATTATCCGATTTAAAAGCCTGCTTTAGAAGAGAGGGTGTGTAAAGTGCTTCAAAGGGTAGCTTGAAGCTAGCTGATACTTTTAAAAATGTTGGCATTGCAGAAGCCACGCCCATCATTGAGCCGTGACCCAGCCCCACAAAGTCAGCATGATAGTGCAAGCCGTGTGAATCGTTAGCAGCTAGCTCCATGTTGTTCGTGAACACCTCAAGAGAATAATTGCCCGTTGCTGATTCTGGAGGCGTGGCTGCAGCTTTGCTGTGCGGCTGGATGCCTTCGCCGTACGTGGAGGATGCTTTTGAGATGCACAGATGACGGGCGACTTGTCCAAGCTTGTCGGAAAAGCCAAAACGATTAGTAGAATGGCCAACATTTGTAACGGCAGGATCTTCGGCGCCAAGCTCTTCGCCATACCAATTTGGCTGACGTGGCCCGAAGTACTTCATAGGGAACTCTTGCTCTGGCGCTCCATCCTTATAAGATCTATAAATTGGATGATTTACAGCAATTCCTGACTTAATAGAGTTGTATAGAAGCCCCGGGGCCATCAATGGTTCTAACAAGGCTTGAAGGCGCGCCGCTTGAAGAGTTCCTGATGCCTGTATCAAGGCGGCGCCCGGATAGTTCGTGTAAAGATCCTCATTGTTGGTTCCTGTCAAATAGCTGCCAAATGCTTGCGATAGGTGAGTCCCGATCTGAACAGTGCGCGAAACAGGATAAAAGCCGTTATATGGTAGCAGTTTTTTAATTGCCATAAACTTTAAAGTAATCCTGCTGGGTATTGTTTCCTCTCCATCGGTAAAATTGTCGCCTAGGCGGAGTAAATAAGAGAAATTTGTCGCGGGTTCGGTTTCCGTATATTTGCCATGAAATTCTACACTTTGCGGATAAGCTTTATAGCTTTTATCCGGCGTGTCTACTATAGCCAGAGTATTCGAAGTGTAATCTAAATCATCCAATTCATAAAACTGCGTTTTGAACTCATACTTGTTTTGAGGGCCGCTAGAGAAATCTGTCTGTGTTTGTTGGAGATCGACACCGTCAATAGTTAAGAAATTAACTTTAGGCTCTATTAGCTTGCTGTAGTTCCTTTTAAAGGCTTTGTAGCCCTTGTCAGTATCCAGACCAAACATTTTAAGATTTGGAGAAGTAAACATACCAAATCTAGGCGTATAATAATCATAGTGCTCAGAATATCTAAACTCTGGTACGATAGAATAGTCCTTGCCAATGTAATACAGATCTTGTGAAAAATCTTCATATGAGTCATACATTGGATTTCGTTCGGAAATCAAATGAGCCGCCCAGTACGGAGTTTGATAAGGATAGGCATGTCTCAAGAATTGCAAAGACGCAGTGGCTGCGTGATAGCCATCGCGAAGAGAGCCGTATGATGACCCAGTAAAAGAAAAGTTTGCGTTATATTGACTAGGGTGATCGCCGGTTGAACCCAAAGTGAGCCCGCCTGTGTGGGTGTCCCCACTAACTGACAATCCTCGATTGCGCGCGCGGCTTCCGGAAACTCGTGCTATAGGAACTTCTTGCGCGGTGTCATCTGCAGATTTGCCACTAACTGTTGGATGACCCTCATGAACAAATGAAGTAGCGTTTATTTGCTGGGCCCAGTAAAGTATTGTTGGCTTTGTACTATACACAAGCTCGCCGGCAGATCTCGTGATACTGGAAGTAACTGCGGCAGCAAAAGAGCGGCTCGACATTAAAGCTGCAGGAGCTAACGGCGAGAGGCCAATTGCAACACTGGGACCGTCTGAAAAATCTGAATGTGTGCCTGAATTGTGAACTGCTGCCAAGTAGTAGGGCCTGTCATATATGTCACTACGGACGTCAAGCGGCCACATGCTATTCAGAGCAATTTGGTATGGTTGATACATTTCACGCTGTTGACCGAAAACTGAAGAACCGGAAGGAGGATATTTAACGTGCTCAGACTCTCTTTGCCAAGTTACAACGCCGGCGGCGACAAATGGCACAGAGCCGCTCATATAATATTGATTTGAGCACATGTAATTTTTGAGACTATTGTCTCCTTGTGATCCTGAGCGTGCAATATAATCTTGAAAAGGGATCCTTTGATTGTAACCTTGAGAATTAAGGCACGCGTCGTCCGTACGAGCACGGTTTGCTTGAGAATCTCTCCAGAAAGTTCTATAAGAAACGCGGTCATAACCTTTAAAGTCTGTACCAGCCACCTCGTCATAAAGATCTTTCTTTCTGGTGGTTGGTCGATATGTGTTTACTTCTCGTGGATATATCCGCTCTTTAAGTGTAACATCACGCATGCCATCTATTTGTTTTGCGGCTTGCAACATTCGATACGGTTCCATGGGACGCTTAATATAAAAATCGTTGACATTATCAAAAACATTAGGAGGCTTGCCATCTGATAATTTCAACTTTTTATTTAAGTCTTCATTGGTAAAATAAGTTAATTCATTAAAAAGCGTCTGGCGCACGATGGCTGGCGAGTCGCCAATATTTACCGTATATTTTAAAGGAAGGTGATTTGACACAACAGCCGATTCATAAAATTTAACTGTTGTGCTGTATTTATCTAGCGTTTGGAAAAGTATAAAATTATCAGCATAATTAGACTTAGGAGTTGTGGGATCGTGCTCGTTGTGTTTGCCCCACTGATGTTGTTGCAAGGGAGCATTAGCCTTATTCGCAGGGTCGGCCATGTTCCATGGAGACTTGCTAGATATAGACATTGTGTTGTGTAGTCTTAAATATCTTGCAATTGGATGACTCGCGTCTCTAAACTGTTGCCACATTGGGCGCTGATAGGGTCCATTTCGATGCAACATTAAAGCGTTGAAAATATAAGCAGTGCTAAATCCTAAGTCGCCTGCCTCGTCTGCCTGATAATTGACGTTTATAAAGCCGCCATATCCTTGAGATGAGCCATCTTTCGTCGTGTCGTTGCCATCGGTTCCGACGTTAACATAAGACATTATGCTGTATGATGAAGTATAGCCAAGAAAACTAGAATTTAAATCAAAAGGCTCGTGAATATTCGTGTTCAAGCCCACAAAATCAGTTGGTATAAAGCCATTTCTAGTTGAACCATCTAGCTGTGCATCGTTTTTATCGAGACCAAATCTCCGATTCGCATCTGAGCCTGGCTTTAGATAACTACCAAACTCGCTGGCGGTTATAAAATTTAGTGATCCGCTTATTGCCATTGTTTACCTCAACTCCATCTAATAATTAGATTATACATTAAATTATCGAAGCTGTTATCCATGCATATTGAAAATCTGTTCTTGGTATCATATGAGACACAAAACCATTGTCGTGGGTAGAGCCGGTGACCATTTGTTCAAAAATCGCAGGAGGTACGCCCAAAGTAAAAACTGTAGGGCCGGTACCGTAGCCTGTAGCATTGTTGCTGTTTTTTCTATCGATTGAAGTTGTTAAAGACGAGTCTGACTCAACAGTATCGCCACTATCACCTAAACGCCACCAAGCCTGCAAATGCTGCGCGGCGGAGTGGTTTGTCAAATCACCAGAGCCTGGATTGATGATTTTACTCACATTGGACGTAGCAGTCTCTTGTTTAGGACAGCCGTTATAAATTTCCAACACATCTTCGTCGGACAATGCTCGATTCCAAATACTTATTTCGTCCATACCGCCGCGGGCAAATAGCGGAGATCCTGTGTCGTATTTGCCAATGCTTAAGCCGGCGGCAGTATTGTGCATAGCTGTGTAAGATCCTGCGTCGAAACGAGTTGAAGCAATTTCTGCACCATTTATATAAAGCTTCATGCCTTTAGATTCGCCGGCTGTATCGGCAGTTGCAACTATATGAGTCCAAAGACCTTGATATGAAGTGAGGGCGGAGTCAGACCTTACCGCCTCGTACACAGATTCTGTCTCATCCATGCATTTAAAGTATAATTTGTCGTCAGTGCTGACATAAAGGCGCCATTCATAAAGGCTAGAGCCATGGTTAACTTTCTCAATGATGGGAAAATTAGTTGCATCCGTCATCTGCACCCAAGCGCTAATAGAAAAAGCGCCATCAGCGCTGGTGGCGCCGAACTGGAGAGTGATGTTATCCGCAACAGCAAGATAATCGTTTGTACCATTAAAAGATGCGCCCTTGCTTGAAGCAATTCCATAAGAAGACGACTGTTCAATTCTTTGTACGGAGTTTGAGTGATATTTGTGTCTAGCTGCATCTCCATTTATTGAATAATCATCGCTTCGAGTGCTGCCGACGACCTCGTCTCCAAAAACTCTAGCTGATGTAGAAGTTGGGCCATGTGTACTAGTGCCAAATTTGCCCATATGCGCAGTTAATTGTGAAGTATGCTGTTGCCGAATAAATCTGTTTCGCCATGGCATAGCATTGTAGACAGAAAAACTCTCATGCTCGCGATCAAGGTAGCCCCTAGACAAGCTTTCATGATCTCCAGGTGAGCTAAAATGAGCAACAAATCTTGTCTTGTTGCGCACTGTGCCGCTGAGGAACTCGCGCTCCGGCAAAACAAAGCTGTCAGTCGAAGGTGCTCGACCGCCAACTACGGGATCAAGCCTAGTGTTTAATATATTTGTAATACTAGAGCCGGTACCGATCATTGAAAGGGGGCCCATTGAGGAAGTACGGCTTGAGACTTCTGTATGGTTCTTGACAAACCACGGATCATTGGCCGCGCGGTTGCCTATATTCAAGTATTGATATCTATGAAAATAGTTACCAGCTTTGGTTGGTGAGGAACTGGTAATTTCTATATTTCTAATATTAACAGGGCGCTTTGCTACTTCTTCACGGAAAAGCATAGCGTGTGGTTGGCTTATGTTGTCGTGTGTGGGGTGCAACAAGCGCCAGGAGTCACCTTTGTTTTGTTTCGCAGAGTCGCCCTGATAGATGGCCACATTATCAATCGCGCAATCTCCAAGATGGCCAATACCAGCAGTGTAAAGAAATCTTATATAAAATCTTTTTCCAAGAAAATCTTGAAGGCCGTTGCCATATGAAGGATAGTTTGCTGTGGCATATGCAGATTTGAATGCGTCAGTTGAACTGGCATGCTGCTCTCCAGTAAGGCTGGTTGCCTGACTTGGAGTGCCGCTATGATCCCACCTAAGCAAGATATCCGTCACATCGCTAGCAAAAGTTGGGTCAGTAGACGCTTGAGCCTTCAAGGTGCCTATATTAACACCATGCATGTGATAGTCAAATTTAAAATATACTTCTCCGGAGTCAGTAGACAAGTCCAAGAAATCAATTAAAGGAGTTCTCAAGCCAAAAGTCTGTTGCGCATATTCTGGCAGGACTTCACAATAAGCAAACCTTTCACTAGCGCTGACGGTCGGACCAGTACCAAACGAGGGTGTCGTGCCTCTCTTGAATGTCCAAGCGTGCAAGGTACCGCAATCTACACCACCGGCCCACATTTCATACGCACTAGGCTCAAGATACACATTCCCGTGCATGCCTCCCGCTGTATCGCTGTTACCTCCTCTTAGCTGGACGTGGTCTTGGTGGCCAGCATAAGTGCCAGCGTGAAAATATTCGTTTAAAATATATTGACTTTCAAGACTTCGCGGCCTAGTAAGATTATTATACAGAGCCCAACCTTCTGCTCGGTCGAGGGCAGAATCTAGATTATTAAAATTGCCCTTTAGAGTAGAATAGCGATTGATTTCTGCATGTCGGTGTTGCATGCCTCCAACATTTGCCCGAGTAAACGGCCCCTGCATCGGTATTTCTGCGTCCGGGCCGTAATAATCATGGTGGTAGTTGTTAAAGTCAGTTCTAAATTGAGCGTTTGTTCCAAGCGCATTGATATATCCAGGCTTTTTATAGCCATCCTCAATAGAAGACGTGTATATACTAAATGGAAAAAGCTGTTCACTCTTAAGATCGTCATATTCTGCCCGGGCTGTGTTGCCGCCAAGGACTGTATCTGTTAAGTCACCTGCAGTTTCTATTGATGACTTGAAATAAGCTATCTTCTTGTTTAACTCTTCTGGCGTATATTGGTCATTGCAGTCTTTTATAGGAAGCTGGTTGTCCAAATCCATAAAAAGAAAATCATCATCACTAGCCCATTTTACAGCGTTTTTGTAAAGATCATATTTTTTATTAACTTTTGAGTTTGGGCCGCCCTTCAAAGTCAAGGCCCGGTCTTTTTCTATGCGAACCGGCCTAGAAAGTGCCCTTATTTTGTAAGTGGGCGCAGAATAACTGTCTCCGCCATCAGTAAAAAACGTTGGGTCATCTTGAGGGCGCATATTTGTGCCAACAACAGGCGATGTTGTGTTTATTCTGCGCAATAGAGTGTTTTTTGTATTATTAACGTCAACAACACTAGAAGAAAGAGTTGTTTTTGACGGATCGACGCTGCCTGGATCTACATAAAGAATCCCACGCTCTGCTCTGGACTTCCACCATAGACAACTATCACTTTCTGTGCTTCCGGGGTTTACATGTCCGAACTTCCAGTTATACAACATCTCGTTAATGCCCAAAATAGGGTCAAATGGTTCGCGAGTTTTGTTGTCTAGGGTGGGAAACTTAGACCAGTACTTATTTCTCTCAAGAATATGACTCTCTACCATATTTCGCAGTACTTCGACCTTGTTTGTCGAAGCTGGAATTAGTTGGAAAATCATTAACGAAACTGCATCGTCAATCCACTTGTAATATTCAATAAATTTGTCTAAATCCGGGGCTTCTTCCACCTTTTCAAAGAAAAGATCGCGCAGTTTGTCTATTTTTTTATAATTTGGACGATATCTGTTAACTGGTTCACCAATCAAGTTGTTAAAGTCGACAATTGTAGCAAAAAATCTCAACATTTCTTCCGAAATGACCTGATACATGCTTTTTTCTACTGAAAGATGGTGCTGAACGTAAGTTGTGTCTCGAATGAAGTTAACATCATCAAATCTATTTAAAACTTTGACCATGTCGTCGCTATTTACGATTTCTGGTAGCTTTTGTTTACCAGTTGGGACAAATTCGACGTCAACTGCTTGATCTGACCCGGTAACAAAGAAATCTCCCTTGGCTGGATAGTGAGAATTCAGTAGAGTTCTATAATCACCGTATCTATTGCTTGAGTTGCCTCTTGAGCCGGATGAAAAGTCAGTAATTGAAAACTCTCCGGACCTTCCGGAAGCAGTAACGTTTTCAACTGTCCAGTCCATGACCAATTTTTCTATTTGCGGAATAGATTTGTGTGAAAATTTTGAGAAAAAGTTGTCATTCTTGTAAGGATTGCCGGCGCCATAAGTAAAAGAGTCCAAAGCATGCGCCTTAATCGTGTCATTTGTCAAATAGTCGTGCCAATATCTTACTGAGGCGACTTTAACATCTGAATGTGTGGCCACGGAGCCAGTAAAGTTGTTCCTCCGAGCGCCGGCAAAAATTCTTTTTGGCCTTTCAAAGAACTTAATTGCAGTTTCAAAACTGATTGAACTGCTTAGAACGAACTCTTCTTGTAAAATATTCGATAAGTAGTTAACCCCGTAAAGCTCTAAAACGTAAGCACTGCTAATAGGCTCAAAACTGCCGGTAACGAGACCGCCATGGTTCTTGGACGGTCGCAGACGAACTGCAAAATTCCACTTTTCATTATCATAAATTCTAGAATATGAACTAGCTGTTTCTAATTCCGGAAAAACGTGGTCGCCGTTCGATGGTGCAGTCGTTGAAAGAACAAATTTTCCATCTCTTTTGTCATTTTTGGACTTCTGAACCTTTAAGTGGAAGTTAATATCGTCAGTTCCAACGTCGGCCCCAGTGCCATCTAAGTAGCTCAAGTCTGTATTCGAGGGCTTTACGCCATGTAGACCAAAAATCGACGAATCATAACCAGGAAAAAGATTATAGTTATCGTCATTAGCTACGTGCCTTTTGGGGAATATCACTTCTACTTCCATAGTGGCAGAACTGCCCGAGGCCAGGGCCCTGGATATTCCTGGTATATAAGAAAGAGAATCTGTTATGCCAGTATCGTAGTATTGATAGGCGGTTGATTCAAAAGAATTTATATATTTACCGGTCTTCTCATACCTGGTCTCCAAGTCATCAAAATCTATATATTTTTTTCTTAATGAAGTATAAGTAAAATTGTCTTTTAATTCAAATGTCTCGCCAGATGCATAAATGTTAAGTTTGACGAGGTCTTCATCAACACCAAAACACCTTAAAAAGTTGCGCAAAGACTTAAGCGTGCCTTTGGTTTTTTGCAAATACGTGAGGTTGTTATATATGTTTTGATAAATTGTGTTTTTAACGTCGTATAATTTCTTTTCAAATAGTCTTTGTTCGTCACGATTTAAATATTTTGCCAACAATGACGCATCTGCAAAAAGCTCCGGTGCCTCGATGCCACGATGAGTAAGAAGTCGATCAGCGAAGGCCAGAGGCTTTTCATATTTTGGATCGTTATCATAAGGATAGTTTATATCTTTGAGTCGAGGCAAAGATTCCATTTGCAGATAAACGTCATCGAAAAAGCTAGAAATTATCTGAACCATGTATTTTAGATTGTTAGATTTTTGTTCGTCTTCTTCTGTAATCCAGCCCGGAAAGCTTTTTAAAAGCATCGCCGAGTTTTCTTCATCCCAGAATGAACCAGATGTTAGTTTTGCTGTATGATATGCAGAGACTTCTGGGTGGAAAGAATATAAAATAGGGTCTTTAAATTCTGCTGGTGAGGCGCCTGCCGTGACCATAGCAGAACTTAAGTTTCTTGAAGTCGTGGAGTCATAATTTATAAAATCGCCATTTGAAATACGACCAGAATAATCCAATATGATTGAATCAGTGTTGGGCTGGCCAGTAATTCCTTCGTTGAACTTGTAATAAACACCAAGATCGACTGGATTGTGAACTTTATCATATTTTATATTATCAGTATTTGTTCCGCCGCCGATCTGTTGTCGGTAGAACCTCCCAATATCTTGCGCGTTGCGTTCTGTTTTCCAATATCTAAATTCGTCAAAATGAGCGTCAACAGCATTACCCCAGCCGCGTCCAGCTTGTGCGAGATTTATCGCTTTAGGTCCTGCTAGAGCGCCGATGGCGGCGACCATCTTGCCGTCAATTGGGTTAATCGTATCCGAATCGATCACAGATGATTTTAAAACGCCGTCTAAGTACATTTTACTTATGGTGGAGGAGCCAGTTATCGCTGCAGTAAACGCATAATGGCGCCACTTCCCGTCAGCAATACCTTGGCCAGACAGTCCAGTCTCGTGAAGGAACTCTAGTTCTGTTGATCCAGAATTAATTATTAATCTAAGATCATCCTTGGAAACACCATTACAGTAAACTCTTAAGTTTCCATATTGATCGCCTGTGGCTCCTGAGGCGACAAGGTTAAACAAGTATTCGTATTTTACAGTTGATGTGTCGACCCAAGAATCTTTTTTAAGCCAAAATTCAAAAGTTATACCCTTGGCCAGATCTAGCTCTAAGTTGTTTGTCCTTGCAGAGGACGCTTCATATATATTTACTTTAGACACGCCAGGCTGTTCTGGGCCGCTCGCAACAGGATCTTTAAAATTTCCTGCTGGGTCGGCGTGAGGGCCACCTGAAAAGAGAATATATTGCGGAGCAGAGCTGCTGTATACATTTAAAGAAGATTCAGCAGTGTAAGTATTTGAGCCGCTGTTGAGTGTTATATGGCCGTTGACGCGAGGATACTCATTTTGAAAAATAAATGCGTCTAAATAATTGCTATCATTCTCCCATTCAGTTTTTTCTGCCAAGGAGCCATCGTACGGATAGGTCTGGTATATCCGTTTAATTGCTGAATCGTAATAAAGCTCCGCTGACCCATATCTTGCGAAATTAGAAGCTGTTGTAAAGTCAACATTAGGAAAGAATCTTCTGCGCTTTTCAGAATATGCTTCGATAAACCGCTTCGACTCAACATCATCACGCACGTCATTGTGAGTTTGTTTGCGGATAAACTTTAGAGAGTGGCCTTTGTCAAATAAATCTTTTACGCTCATGGTATGTTCCCAGCATTCTTATTTAATTATCTTCCACTCTAAATTTAAACACCTCTTCTTGGTCTCGCCAGCCGGCAGAAGTATAATATGCCAGCTTGATGCCATACATATAGCCTTTCTCAAGCATATTCATATCTAGATCAAAATAACTACCAGAATTGTCATAAGACAAGTAAGTATGATAATCGCTACTACCTGTTCCATGCTCAATAATCGTCTCTCTATCTACCATTCTCAATATTTGAAAAGAGGCAGAAGGTATGGTTACGCCATCTATTTCTTTTGAGGCGACAGAATACACCGTGTAGTCATGATTTCTAGGTCGAGTGAAAACTCTAAATCTCGCTGTCTCTTTGTTGGTGTACTTTGGTTTTAAATTAGTTATTTTTGACGCATACTCTGAATAATCGTCGGACACCAAAGGGGAGTGAGTCTTGACTGGTAAAGAGCCGGTCCTGTATTGCACCGCTATGTCAGCAGTTTTATACCAGACATCATGCAAGACAGAAGACGTAGTGTCAAGCTTGACCTCAGCAAAGTATATACCTGTGGATTCTTTTGTGGCTGTAAATTGAGCTAAATGATTTGATTTACTTTCATCTTCATACTCCTGAGGTACATCGTTCGAGCTGGGGTATACTCTTACAGATATCGCGCCGGATGCATAGCTTGGCACATCTTTCAAAACGCCACGCACATAGTTGTACATGTAGAGCTTGTAGGTGTTGTCTGCAGTACTCAGCAAATTACTACTAGCATAAAAATTATTTCTATCGTCGAGCACTCTAGAATCCCAACGCGCTTCTATAACAGGTCTTTTGAAAAAGAACTCACTAGATCTTGAAAAGAATCTTTTAGTATAGAATGATGTTGTCGAGCCTCCTGGATTGTGAAGAATCTCGTCCTCGTCTGCACTACTTGCATTTGATTGATAAGCCTCTTGGCTAGATGTTAAAAATATACCAAAACCGTAATCTTCTTTTCCAGTTGATGATGGGCCTTTTATCCACTGTTCAACCAACTCAGAAACATCGATCTCAAGATCTTCCGTTCCTTCTTCAAAATCGGCAGAATAGATCACTGCAGAGTGGTGAGCTTCTTCCCGAGATGTGTGATAATCGCCGCCGGCTTTGGCCCAAAGGCCATGGCCTCCAGAAAAAGGCACTGATGTTAAATGTGCAACGCTGCTTACATCTATCGCCGTGTTTCCAGCTATGCCTGTGTCGTCTTGTGTCAAAGGGAGCGTCATTTCTGAATCTGCGTCCCCTGTTGGTACCGCAGTTCCTGCAGTTATTTTTAAAGAAGTTACGTTATTGATTGCTGACTTGATGGAATCTATGATAGCTGTTGTGTTTGAGTCGCTGGACATGCCAATTGTACCACCAGTAACCGTATCGTTGGAAATGGTAAATGTAAACTCCTGGCTTGTGCCAGCAGTATCAGTCAAAGTAAAAGTTTGATTATGCATTGTTGCTTTGTTCGCACCACCTTGAAGTATTAACTTCCCAGTCGCAGAAATATCATTTCGTTGAGCGCGCATCCAATTTGAGCCGTCAATAGTTCCTTTTGTCTTGTCGCTGTAGCCTTCCATGTCTAAGCCATAGCCTTCTTGCCAAGAAGAAGAAACTGCTAGAATGTTTAATTTAGCTTTAGAGGGCAGTTGCTCAGAATGTCGAGCGTTAAACATTCTTAAATAAAAACTAACACTGCCAGATGCAGGTAAGATGCCGCTTGCTCTGTCTTCCTTGATTCCAGATGCAGAAGTGACAGGAAACTGAATTAAAACGCGCGAAAGCTCTGCCGATGAAGTTGTATTTTGCCCATAGATAGAAAAAACTTCTAAAATATCCGCAGCGCCCATGTTCGAGCCTGTCCCGCGGGTTGCAAGATTTAAATCAAACGCATTTGTAATCGTGTTGTCTCGTATGGCATAATATTTTTTAATACCCATTATCTTATGGTTCCTTGAAAATCTAAATCTGGATATTTAAACTCATAAATAGCATTCTCGGGAGCATAAAGTATGCGACCGTCAGCAGAAGTAAAGTGATTTAAATCCAAACTGTTATCTGAATACAAACCACCGGTCTTGTTGACAATCTCAACGTCCACAACGTCAACTATTTCATCAAGCTGGTTTAAAACATCATATATTTTGGTGATGTATATTGGTTGGCCAACATCAAACTTCTCAACGAACATCTCTTGCAGGGTTGTCAGTGCGATGTTCAGTGCTTCAAACTTTTCCTGGTCGTAATTTACAACCGCGGTGAAATTTATACCAATATTAAATATTCGAGCATCCAGAATATCCACTGTATCATTAATCATTCTATATTGGTTAATCCAAGTTTTGATATTGTTTTTTAATATTGTGCTACTCTGAATTAAATTTTGCTCCGAATCTTCCGAAACAACATACAGATTCAAATTTTTCTTAAAAGAGTCGTGATCGCGGATTAATTTTGCTCTTTTAATTTTACCAAACTGTCCGGGCATTCTATAAACCAGTGCAATATAATCGTCAGCAGTAACTGCCCTGTTTTGGGTTGCAAAAGTATCGTTTACGCGCTGCCTTAATTCTTCAAGAGAAGGGGGAGAGACGTCTCCAACGACTGGTTCCTCGTTAATACACTCCAGGCTATCTTTTACAAAGTTAACTTTTGTTTGGTTTGTTGCTTGGTCGCCAAAAATCAATAAAGTGTTGCTGATATTCGTTAAAGTTTTCACCGGGGCGTTCGCTTTTTTATTTGTATTAGACCGATAAACAATCCTTAAGGTCGTGTTGGCTGGAGCGATTCCAAACTTGTCGCTCTCTAGTAGTTTTGATGGATCAAAGGAGTTGTCTGTTTCATAATCACGACCATGCATTTTTAAAACAACATTAGAAGGGTGAGTCATTAAATCAGACTTTAAGGAAGATTCTGAGCCATATCCAAACTTAAGATTAGTGCGACCTGACTCGACAAAGACAGTGTATCGTCGCGGGACTGACGTTGCAACCAGAACGCTTGGTACGCGCTCTCTGGTGTTGCTATCCTTGTTTACGACACTTCGAAAAACAGTGTCTTGAGACAAATACGGCACTTCAAAATATTCGTGCCCCTCGGTGTCTGTCACCGACACCACTTCTGTTATGTTTGCGTCTCCCAAGGGAACATTTAAAAATCTTGCAAAATCCCCAACTGTGTAAAACTCTTCTTTTAATTCTCCAGACATTACTTTTCCGTAAGCCTTAATCGCAAAAGAAGTGGGTGAGCCATCGTCTGAGTCGCTAGTTGCGACCACAACCTCATTGTTAGGATTAGAAAAATCTACATTTTCAATTAAAGTAAAGATGTTGCCGCCCGGAGTTGATACTTTTGTGTCTTTTGCTAAAATTGGTATATAGTTTGAATCGGGGCCGGTGCCTACCGGATCAGAAGGCACCAATACATATAATGAAACTAGACCAAACGCGTTTGCGCGAAGGGCCTCTTTGTATCCAACCTGTTGACCTAACCTCAATACATTATCATATTCTATCGCAGTATCGACAAACGATTCGTTGGCTTGATAGTCTAGATAAAAAGAAAGAACATCCCCAACATAGGCTACGGTGTCCAGCATCATCGATCCAAACGATGCCTCTGAAAAGTCTTTATGGACATTTGGATAATATCTTTTAGCATACTGAAGTAAGCCGTCTTTAATACTATCAAAATCTCTGTTTGTGTATCGTATTAATTTTTTACTATCCTTTGCCATGCTATGTTATCCCACTTGTAGTAATTGTTATAGAAGAAGATAAATTAAAATCTGGAATCTCATATTCAATGGAAACCGACACGATATGCCTATCAACAAGCTCGCTAGGATTTGGGTTATCGTGATCAAAAATAATGTTGTTTACGGTTATATACGGCATGTAAGTTTCGACCTGCTCCTCGATGCGCGAATGAAGCGATGGTAATATCTCATCTCGTTGCTCAAACAAAAACCTTCGCACTCCAACACCAAAGGAAGGGTTCATAATTCGTTCGCCGGGGGATGTCAATAAGAGATTTTTAAAATTCTGTCTTACTTCCTCATGATAAGAGGTCACCAAGTCATAAACACCATATTCTGTGCTTCTAGTTAGTGGTAGGCGTGCTCCAATTCCCTCCATTTATAATACCTCCTCGCAATTAGGGCCGTTTTTGGCGTTTGTAATGTCATCGTGAAGTTTATCTTCCCATATATCCATAAGTAGTAGCGCAAGATATATATAACCAGGAATGGTGCCTGGAGGGCCCCAGCCTGTAATGAGCGGATTGACAGGAGGTAGGCCGCCATAATAAGGCACCCAAGAAGGCATCATTGCAGCCCACAATGAAGGCAGAGCATACGGAGACTGTAAAGTTTTATTTAGTTCGTCTTTTGCATCTGCCAGCTCTCCGTCTCTGTAATCTTCAAGATCTTTCTTTTGTTCCCGAAGCGCATCAAGGCTTTCATCTAGATCTTTGAATGCTTGCACCAGCGTGGTCATGTCTTGGGCTGACTGAGATATGTTGTCTAAAGCAGCCTGCTCGTCTTCTGGAAGGGGGAAAATTTCATCATCCATCTCATCTTGATTTACTTCAAAGACCCAGTTCGCGGCATTTGGAGAATCAGTCTCAACTTTAACGCCGGCTGATACTTCTTCTGGCAACATGGCCGCAGCACCCTGCATTGCGGATCCGCCGATGGCCATTTGAGTGGTCATTGTTACTTTCGCCTGCTCAGCAGCCATAATTGAACCATCAAGGCCTTGAATGGCCATGTTCACTCCAGATTCGATAGCCATGACTACCGCTTGCTGGATGGCATTCGCAATATCAATTATAAGCTTAGCAATCATAATTGCAGGATCTGTAATTTCTACAAAACCCTTTAAAATCAAAAGAGGGGTGCGGAGTATTATCTTTAATATGTCGATTTCTTCTTCTGGAACGTCTAGGCCTCGGGTACCTGTTTGATTTGCTATCATATCTGCTGCAATTGGGTTAAAAGGAGGCTGATATGTGCCATCTTGGGCCGCTATAATTCCTTCAATCGATTGCATTAGTCCTCTTTTTGTCTTTTTCAAGAGATTTTTCTGGTCCGGTATCCACTTGATTAGAAGATCACTAGAGAATAAGAAGGCTAGCGCCATATACCTACGTTGAGGGAATAAATAATCAAACATCAGCTTAAATTCTGCAGAATTCTGCATTTCCTGCAGTAAATCTTGCGCAACGAAACGATAGAAAAACTGTGCGGGTGTTTTTATGAGCGTCTGCTGGTGGCCTTTGGTGGCAGAGCTTTGAAATTCGCTAATTGGGCTTACAAATTGGAAAGGAGCGCTGCCAAACATCTTAACACCCGGCATGTGCCCATATGCAGTAGCCTTACCATCAACACTCAGATAAGGAACGCGTAGCCCGTCTTCAAGGTGCACGCCATTGGGGGTTAAAATAATCTCTTTCTCCACTTGATGGATTGGAATGTGCATTTCGTGCATCATCGGAATAACCGAAGTGCCATCTAGTTGATCAGAATCTTCATCTGCGTGTAAAACATATGGCGCTGTCTGTAAAATGCTCTTTGTTCTCTCCAATACGTCCTGGCCGCAAAGTTTAGCCATATTATGAACATAATTTACATCGCCATGGTCTACGGCGGGATTCCATTGAGCTGTCTCTTCGCCATCTTCATCAAGTTTAAAATCAACCTCTTGAATTGGATCATAAGAATAATCAGTATCAGTCGAATAGCCTTTGCCGCGCGGGATCACAGGGTAGTGACACGTATACGTCATTCTAATTCCATATTTTATTTTTCTGAAGAATGGACTGAGGCCATATTTTTGAAAAACAGCCTTGTAGACACTATTAGAATTTATAACAGGCATAACAATATGATTATAAAAATGACTCCAGACCGGGATTGGAACATATCCAAATATGTGAGGACCTGTCCTTGGCTTGGGGGATGCATTGCCGCGGTCGCCTTGGCGATCTTCCGCAGTGCCGTCGCGGCCAGGTAAGTTTGTGCGGCCGCGGCGAGCGAAATCTAAAAACGGATCAGAGCCTAAAATATCAGTTAAAGGAGTACCGCCTGGTGTTGGTGAACAGGAGACAGTTTCTTCATCAACTGTAATGTATATATTTTCTCTATCGCTTGCATCAGCATCTTCAATAAAAACATATGTTTGAAAAAGAATATTTCCTACTTTTGCATTCAAGTTATTGCGGAATGTTAGGTGGGGACACTGTTCAAAAGCGAAAGGATCACTGCTAATTGCACGATGCGCTTTTTGAATCGACTTAACTTTGTGCCAATCACCTCCATCTGAATAATCGTCCCACGAAAAACCTCCGGATGTCCCCTCGCCGTCAAACGTAAGATTATATGGTTCCATAATCGGTCTGTCTTGTGAGACGCCTAGGCCGTCTATGTCACTCTCACTTCCGGCTAGCCGGAATTTATCAACATGTTGAAGAGTTTTTGCATAGAGTTCGCCGGGATGATTAAAATCTGGGTGGTTAAAATTATACTTGCCCTTTTGATGGTCCCATGGGCCTAAAGATCGAAAATCTCCGAAAGGCAAACCTGATTTGTCGTTACTTTCTTTTCCATAATAGCCGTACGGTATGGATTGAAAATAATTTGTTTGATTTAAATCAAGTGTGCCGTTTCCAAAAATATTTCCGTCTAGTGCGACGGCATCCGAAGCATCATAGTATGGCGCATAAAAATTATTATTATTGTTGCAGAGAGTGTATATGTTGTTAGTTAAATTAACATCAACAACGTAATCGCTGTTCCATGGGTTTGAGGAAGCTGCTGCAGCATTTTGTCCTATTTTCAAAGCAGTAGCTCTGCGCTTGGCGCCCCAATACTCGCCTCGATTGTTAGCATCCTCAACAGGCTTGAGGAAGTTTTCATCAAAGTCGTTTCTCTGAGTGTATGGTGCATCATCATAATCACCGCCAGAACCATGGAGAGTATTAAATATGTTTTCTTTATTGCTGTTATAAAAGTTAAAATTTGATGATTGAAAGAGCGGCTGATCGTACATGTCTGCCAAGGTTTCAGAAAGATCTGGAGATCTAGCATTGACAGTCTTTAACGACATGCCTGTCGACAGTGGCTTTACCGAAGGGTTTGTAAACAAAGTGGAAATTATTGAACCAATTGACTCGGCTTCTTTTTCTATAACATACTCTAAAGAACTAATATTGTTATCGCTCAAATATTTTACCAAAACATCAATATTTTCTTTTTTCTTGAGCGCACTGTCGAAAAACTGTACAAAGAAATCAAACTGGTCTGCGCCAATTTCTTCTTGCATGTGCGCGACAACAACTTGCTTCATTATTTTTTCTTTAAACAGGTCGCCAATATCAAACGCTTCCCAAGTCACAACGCCGGCCAAACAAACTTCCAAAACATATATTCGCACCAGCATTTGAAGAGCGCCTTCTAGAAGCGAGCGTTGCGTTGCATTAATCGCATTAGCTTGACCATCGTATATGTCTCTACATACAGATTTTTCATAATATTCCAGAATCGAAGTTTTTACTGCCTCTATATTCCAAAAATCAGTTTCAATTTCGCCTTCGCCGGGGGCGGGGGTAATTCCTAGTTGCTTAAACTTTGTCGTGCAACGAGGATCAATACTAGTGTTTAGTGGCGTTTTAAGAATTGCTTTCCACAACATCTTCATGTGCTTTCTTTTATGTAACCTTGAGTTGGCGACTTTTGAAAAAGCGCGTGATGAATATGCGTACTGTAAGGCTGAATAGCCGTGGGTAGACAGAAGATACATTATCCTGTTCTTGAAAGTGTTTTTGCCGACTGTCATCTCAGTCGGATTACGTATGTATTTTGGGTTGTCTTGATCATCCCCATCTATAGGAGGATGATTATCAATAAATTGAAAAAGTTTTTCTGTTAAAAATTTTCCAAAAATATGAGCTTTAAAATTGTAATTTTCCTTGGCATAGGAGAGGGGGCTATCGAAGAGTCCTATATCAGCAGGATCAGTTGTGGGCCACCACAGACTTTTGTGTATTTTTGAACCTTGGCCGACGGCGGTGTGATGCGGCATGCCGGCTGGTATGATGTCGTCGTAATGTTTTCCCTGTTGAGCCCAACTGCTATCCCCGTACAAGTAAGAATTATATAACTCTTTGTTAGAATCGTGCACCATTTCTGAGTTAGAGAGCGACATCGAATCAAGCAATTCAAGAACATCTGCATCTAGCTTGCTTCCAAGTAAATCAAAATTATAAATTGAATCTCTAATTTTTTCAGAAAATCTTATTGGGTATGAAGAATAAGACGAATTACCTTCGTTTTTCCCGTAGGCGCTATCGTCTGGCGCAATTTTTCCTTTTACTAGCATCGAATCGTCACGCAAACTGCCTAAGAGTTGATTGTAGGTCTTTTCTTTTGGTACCAGGCGATTTTGATAAATAAGCATCCTATCTAGCTGAGTGGCAGAAAGCTCGTCAGCCAAAGAGGCAATAGCGTCAAAAGAGGGCTGTCCCGAAATTGATGGAGAAGAAAAAATCTCTGTAATTGCATTTGACGCAAGGAGTTCTTTACTTTGTGTGCTAGATCCCAAGAAAGAGGTATAGTTCATGGGATAGCTTAATATATTTGGATTAAAGTTATGATTTCTTTCAATACGCGCGGCGTCCTGCTGAATATCGGTTCGACCTGGGCTTTTCTTAAAGCCTAAAGATTTTTGAAACAAATCATCGCCGTCGTTTATAACATTTAAATACTCATACAACTGCTTGTTAATAGGCTGGTTGTCCATCGTCATTGTGTCTAGGACGCCTTGAGCGTCTTCAAGAGGGCTATCTAAATTTCTAAATGGCACCTCAAACGCAATAAACATTGGCTTAATTCCTTGATGCCACGGGCCGAACCCGCCGCGAGCTTCATCGTCCGAGGAGAGCTGTCTCCAGCTTTCATGATCCTTATCTGCTGGATAAGAGTGGTGATTAGCAAAAACTACTCCGCCGGTGCCGCCGACGAGAGTATTAATTGAGGGCCAGTTTGGATAAAGTCTAGATATTCTTTCATGTGTTAAGCCTGTGGCCTCTGCGACTGTTAGATCCATGAAGACTTCCATTAGGTGTGTGCCTACTGGGTAACTTTTAAGTTTTTCAAGTAAGAAAATTAAACCGTCGGACCAAAAACGATCGCCTGATTTAGAGTGGACAACCGGCCGGTTGTCTAGAGTGTCATACCCTTCGTCAAAAAGATCTTCGCTCCAAGGCACCCCAAGCAGATCATAAGATTTGCGGTCTCCGAAATTAGTGCCGCTGACGCCGAGGGAGGCGCCGTCTTCTTCCATTGTAATGTATGCAATAGGGTTAATTCCGAAAGCTCCGTTAGCGCCCTGCTTGAACCGTTCAAGGTCAATGTCACCAGTCAGATCTTGGTCATCCCACTTATCCGCAACAGTATCGCCCTTCATGCCTCCAATGCCTATAAATCGAGAGAACATGCCATGCCAACCCAAAGCCCAGCGAGATGTCGCGACGCCATTATTTGGACGATGAGTTATCTTGGTTGGATGTATCCCGGGATATATATCTTTCAATTTTGTGTCCAAAGGCCAGACTTTTGTAAAAATATCCTGCCCGTAGGTGTTGACCGCCTCCGGTAGCCCAAAAGGACCATTTTGCTTGCCACTTTTAGTGAACGTCGAAAGTTCACCTTTCATTTTGACAAAAAACCTCCACAAATCAAACGTATAAACAAAATCAACTGCGTTGGGCGATGGCGGAACGGGCATGCCATTAGCATCTGCCGGGCCGTCACCAAAACTTATATTTTTAATAACTACTTGTTGATATTTTGCTGCAGTTAAATCATTTTTATAAAACGTTTGGTCCGGACTTGTAGGATTTTTCCATGTTCCGCCGTTTATAGCGGTGCCCCAAGTGGTTTCGATTCCCCATGTAGTGAGAAATTGCCCAAGCGTCCTTTCAGGCGCACCCTCCGCAGTGGGATAAATAACTTCGTCTTTATTTTCCCACATTCTTCTAATATCATCTCTTATCCGGTTTTGGCCTGCAGTAGAATTTGTTAAACCGCCGAGATGAGCGCCGGCAAACAAATAATCAATTTTTAAAAATGACGGATTGTTTGTGTCACCAAACGTTGGATCTTTTTGCCAATATTCTGTACCTGATCGCTCAGGAGACCTATAAGAATTATAACTATGTCCGCCGCCGGCGGCGTAGTCGCCGGCAGACATTCTATGATTTCCATAAAACAAATTATAGCCCCTGCCTTGGTGTTCGCTTCCGTCAAAAGCATAGCCTGATTGATCTTCGTTGCGGCCGGAAAATGTTGATCCTCCAAAATATTTATTGCCGGGCACCAACACAAGAGGAGATAGGGGCTTGTTTGTGTGTAGTGCATCCACCATGATTTGATGAGCTTCGTCTAGTTGATCCGGAGACTGTATCGCTTGAATCGCTCTTGGTGGCATTAAGAAAAACTGCATATTGTCCAAGTCAGACAAAAGATTAATTTTAGTATAATCTAAAATTGTGTCTGTAACGCGCGCCATACTATCTTTAGTGGCTGACGGTAATTGGAAATATCCATCCGGGCCGCAGGGCTCTGGTACTGCCTGTTGGAAAGTTGTTGGTTGGCCGGGGAGGGTCCAGTCGGCTAGCCCAAGAATCTTGTTTTTAAGCGATTCAAGTTCTTGAGAGATGTGTTCTTGACATTCTTCAGGTGTTAGGCCAGCTTGTTGCAGTTCATTGCACCTTTCGTCATAATCAAAGATAGCATTTTGGCATGCATCGACGTCGACATTTGGTTTTGCATTGAGGAAGTTGCAAATATCTAAATTAAAATCTTCTCCGATATCTTTAAAAATTTTATTGATATCCGGCACACTATCTCCAATGCCAGCAGCATATATATTTGGCCAATGTTGTCTTGTGCGCTCAACTAAACTTTGAGAAAGTTGTGTTGATGCTGTGCCTTTCATTAACGCACACAGCTGTGCAGGACTGCAAGAAGAAATTAAGTCTTGTAAATACCTTGCAATCTCTAAAGGTGCAGTGGTGGGCCCCAGCCTTGCTCGCTGTCTTAAGTCGGCCAACGGAATTACATCTGGGGGCACAGTTGGAGCGCCGAATGTAGGACCTTCGCCTTCGGAAGGATCCTCCTCAAAGCAAGTATTAATGAGATCGAGCAAGAAAAGATGCAAAAGTTTACCCAAAACAGCAGCAAGAATCGCAATTACAGCTTTCAAGACCATCTTTGTATATTGATCCATTGGGTATCCCACAGGAAGACTGTCCGGTAATTTTAATTTTGGTATCTTGGGAGTAAATTGCTTTGAAAAGCGATTTACAAAATCGGATCCCCACTCACTAAAAAGCTCGTCAAATTGCGAGGGATCGCTTTCCGCTAAAAGCATCTGAGGTAATTCTAAGAGTGGTCCAACAATGTTTTCGCAAGCTTGACGAATGTCGGTAATACTTCCTAAATATTTTACAAAGTATTTCGCTTGGGCCAAAGCCGAACCAGCTGTTCTGAACGCGTCTGCCGTGGCGCCTGCTCCGTGATAATTCATTGAATCACTGAACTTCTCCATTGCGTCACTAAACGTGTCGATTGCAGAGCCATATTCTACTGTCCTGGGTACAAGATACCCTTGCTCTACCAAAAGAGCGTCAGCTGATTTTCGAGTATGTCCTTGAGATATATAGCTTTTTCGTAATTCATTAATCTCAGCCCAACTGTAAAAATCCCCTCCTTCAACTAATTGAGAAAACTCAGAACCGGCTTTGAGCAGCGCATCCCAAACTTCAGACGCCTGTGTGTTGCCAGAAGGCAAGACTTCATGAGGCTTCCTAGGGCCCGGCACCAGTTCAACACCAGTTCCACCCTTCTCTAGTGACATAACAGCATGCACAACATGTGGTGGTGCAGAACCGCCTAGCACAAGACCAGTCGCAACGGGGGCGCCATCAAAACGGCTATCGAGTCTCCAGCCCTCGTCAAGAGAGTCGACTGTAAACATCCAAGGAGCGTCTGCAGTATTCGTGCCCTTATTTGACGGAGTCGCGTTGTTCTCTTCTAGGTCTTTTAATATCTTTGCTGCATCTTCTCCGATTACGCTATCAACATAAGAGTCTCCTCCAGAAAAATATGGAGCTAACTCTGGCATAAATTTTAATAAAGTGCCCTTAAACTTTTCTACGCCAACCTGTTCTACCATTTTTATCATTGCTGCTTCACACAAAGCCTCAGCAGTGAGGTCCATACCTATCTTGCTCTGGATGCATGCCATCAATAATTCCATCAAGGTTGGAACATCTAGCTCATGTAAGAAGATCTTGTAAAGATATTTTAAAGCATCAATTGTTTCGCTTCCTGCTGCTGATTCAGCTGCGAGATAGCCATCTTGTAGATTTTTCTTCTGCACTCTTTGATCAGCGGCGCTTGTGTTTTTTCTCTGGCTAGCAATATATTTCCTACACTTGGACAACACTTCTTCTTCAAATCTTTTTTGCTCTTCATTCATTACGGCCGGCATTTCTTTGAGCTTTTTGACTAACTCTTCACAGTCGACATCTTCACCTGGCTGGTGAGTCGGGTCTTTCGTTGTCCAAATTAAAAATGGAGGTACGGAATACGCTTGTAAAAACTTTATCCACTTGTCAGTTTTACCTTCTTTTTTAGCCTCAGATCCATAAGTTAAGAGATTTTTATAACTCATTATATAATGAAGCGTTCGAGAGGCCTCAATTCCAACAAACTGATTTCGAAGCCAATTCATCCCCTTTTTTAAGACATAGCCGCTACGTCGAACCGGTAATTCGCCTTGAATTTCGTCTTGTGAGATGTTCGGATCGATTTGATACAGTTCATCACTTTCCCACGTTTTTAAATCTTCAGGATCTGGTGAGAAAACTATGAAAGAGATAGTGTTACGGACATCGCCTCCTACTTTTCCGTTATCTCTCAAGCCAATTTGAAGAATATGATCGTGCTCAGTATCAGTGGCGGGAGGAAAATGAGCCATCGCAAGATTTTCTTGGTCGGAAGTTGACGGAAAAGGTTGTTTTCTTAAAAAGCGATCGATTACATCTGGAAATGTCTCTATCGATTTTATTTGAGAATCAACATCATAACTAACGTGGTTTGGATTTTTGATAATTCCGCCCGAAGATTCAAAACTTTCAACTTGTTTCTTAAATTTATCGAACAAAGCAGCAATTTCTTTGCAAGTATTGCGCAATTCTTTTAAACTAATAGTAAAAACATAGTCTTTTGATCCCGATGTTCTAAATTCTTCGTACGGATCAAGCAAATTCAATGCAGACGTTTCTTCAGATTTAGAAAAATTGTCATTATAGGGGTTATTCGTATCCATTGCACCGTCGATAACAGATGCCGGGGCCGCAAAAAGAATCTTTTGGTTGTTTGGATTGGGGCCTTGAACTTTTAACTTTTTAGCAACCGAAACTAAAAGCCCAGGATCCAGGCCCGACCCTTGGAGTGCTGCGCGAGTTTCAATCCTATTGACATCTTTGTTGTGATACTCCAACAGCACGTCAACTGCAACTTTTTTAATGTTATCTTCAGTCAATAATCGTTCGCTTTCCTTAGCAGACAATAATTGAGCCTGGGCCTCGCTAGATAAGACAACTCCACTATCAATCATTTCTTGAGTATAGAGCTGCGCAGCATTTTTTCTCACCCCCTCGGTTACAACAAAATAATAATAGCCTTCTGAGTAGCGCAATCTAGGGTCTTGTTTGATTAAACCTGTGGAAATCTTTAATTTATCGCCAAGTCGCTCTTTGTTGTATTCAGTAAAATTAAAATACGACATTATAACATCGTTATTTTCAATTTTTTCCCAATTGTCATTTTTGCCTGGTGCGATGGCTTTGGCCGCATCTGCAATTTTTGCATCAGCACCACGAGCCACACCATAAAATGTGTTAGAAAAAGGAATAAGGTTTGTTCCTACTAGGCCGCCGGTGCGCGCGCGCAGATACTCAGGCCTCGTATACAATATTTGAGTCCAATTACTAGTCCATTTTGTTATAAGTTCGGTCGATATGTCCGTATCTTCGATCACAAAACCCACCCAAAGCCCTGTATCGCTTTGAACAATTTCAGTAACAAAAACACCGGTTCCTACGTTAACTTCAATTCCGTTAGAAGCGTCATTGCCGTGCTGATCTGTAACCAACTGCCCTTCATTATTCAGCAGATGATAGCCTCGGTCATCCCACCCAAGCTTAAGCGCTGGACTATAACTATGAGGCGCAAGACGAACAGGAAGATAAGGATGCTTGCGAGCACCTTGAGATTGAGCGGGACCAGCCAATTGGCCAACATAATGCGTTGCATGTACTGGAAGCGCGAATACCGACTCTAGCGATGCATCAGTCGGCATAATGCTAGCATACGGCGTTTGTTCGGGAGGCGGGGGATCTATAAACTTTGTTGTGTCAACCATTTTTCTTTTCTATAATTAGTTTACTTTGTTATATGCAGACAATATGTATTCTGGACCTTGCGGGTCGCTATAGTTGTTCTCTAGGCCTGCGAGATTTGTCATTTCTGTTAATATTGCGCGCTCAGTGTTTACCACTGTTTTTATTTGTTCCACGACGCCAGATTGGACGACTACTTCTGACGGAAGAGTGGGTTTAGCAAAAAGAGGGGAGCGATGCGTGTGCGTTGTCAAAGCCCTGTTCATTGCTTGCTGATGGTCCATCTGCATTTTTTGGAGCCTCAGCATGTTATTCATAAAATTATTAATCTTCTTCAAGGCATTTACAAGGTTATCACCTAAGACCATTGGCTGTAAAGAGTCTTCGTGATTGTTTGCTATTATTTCTACGCCACCGGTGGACATATCTTTTCCACCTTGCGAGTTTGAAACATCTGTCTTAGTTACTAGCTTGAGGGTTTCTCGGCCGACTACTCTAATATTATCACCCTTTAGAACAACTGCAGATTTTGCGTTTGCTACTTCTCGATTTTCTTCAGTACCAATTGCAAAATTCACGTCACAGTCTGTTTTTTGAGAAATATAAATAAAAGCAGCATCAACGAAAAAATTTGGATTAGTCCAGAAGCGATTACCCTTCGCATCTACCTGTTTTGGGCGGTGGCCACCCATCCCAGCACAAAGATATATCGCATCAGACTGAGTGTGGCCCTCCATACCATAGCCAGAAAGCTTGTCTCCGTTGCGATCAGCGCCGAGGATAAGTTTTGCGTTGCCACTATTTGAAAACACAGTCTCGCACTCTGCAGCATTATAATTTATAACTGCTTGTTTGCGCTTCTGGCCGCCGATGCCGCTGACTCCATGGGCAATTTGTTCTTCAATTGGGCTTTCGTCGACAGCTTTCCCCCCAGGAGAAAACTGCCTATTGACTGCCGGTTTTTCAAGCGATGGTGATTTTAAATTAGGGGTGTTTGACAGGCCTGGTGGCTTGACACCGTCAGCCGGAGAAGTAAAAGAAGGGTGTACTTCTTCTTGTTGTGCGTCGGCTAGTTCATCTGTTAATTGATTTTGCGGCGGGAGCGGAGGATCTGCGAGAGCTTCTTCGCGTGACTCAGTAGGATCTGAGCGTAACTTTATCCCTGCATTAGGATATTGCTCCTCTGCATCGCGATAAAATTGTTCTGCTTCAGCTTGCTTGTTCGTGTGCTTGCTAGAAATTTGACTGCCGCCTTCGTATATAGAGACCTCCCACATGGGTATTTGTCCTTCAGGCGTAGCTTTTGTATATCTGTTTACAAATATAGTTTTTTCTGACATTTTCGCTCCTTCCCTTTATTATATATCACTTTATTAATATTGTATATTATTTGCTGCAGCAACTTCTGCAATTCCTTTTTGGCGGGCGCCAGCATGTTCACCGGCGGTGAAGGGAATGGTTGTGTGTGGTGCGTCGTACCACTGAAAGTGCATAAAATCATTGACATCGCTATCCCAAGAGATGGCTTGAACTCGACGCATGACGTCTTTAATTCCAAAAAGCTCATCTAGATAATGATAAAAACTTCCCGCCGCGGCGTCGCCTAGATCTTGATATTTAAAAACATCACCGCCGCGATATCTTTTCTTGAGAAATGTTCCGTTACCCCACTTCATTCCGGTAAATTCACAAAATGTTATAACCCATAAAAGTGGATTTGAGCCTAAAGGGTTAATTAAGGAATTCTTAATGTCTTTTAAATAGCCGCCATATTCGTTGCCAGGCTGCCAAACTGTGCCAGATGAATCGTATTCATGTGCCTGTCGTAACGCAAGGCCGGTTGAGCTACTGGAGTTTAGCCATGCCTTTATCTTTTCTGGTGAATCGAGGCTAGTGCTGTTAGAGGCAATATTTTTCATTAGTTGATCTAATGATTCTGCGTAAACGCCGGCATGCCGTAAAGAAAGTAGAGAGCTTATCGCGTCGCGTTCTCCACGAGAAAAACTATAATCTTCCGGGTGGTCGCTTGCAAAGCTCCAGTTATCGCCCCAGCCGGCTTTTCCGGACGTCTTATGTGCTCGATAGCCATTAGTAAATTGTACTGCAGTCAACTCGCCTTTATTGTCCCAACCGTTTAAGCATGGATCGATATCTAACGCCAAACCATAACTGTGTAGAGAGACTGAGTCTGTCATGCCAGGAGGCGGGCCCGCGCGGAAGCCATGCGTGACCTTGTATGGAGCGAACTTGGATGCATCGGTGGCGGCCTTCATTCCTTCCTCTACCAGGGGCACTAAGCACTTCCAAATCCTGACACTATCTTTTGCGCTATCGTGAATTTTTACAACGTCATTTGAAGTTCGAGCGGGATATTTAAATCCTGCTAATTCAAAACCTGGAACCTCTCCAGGGGTTAAAATTTTATTAAGCTTTGCGTCGATATAGTCGCTTTTCTTTGGGTAGAATGGTATCATTCTTACAAGATCTGCAAACTTGCGAGGCAGGTGAACTGGCTTTACAGAATCACAATCAAAATTTAAATAATTGTCTTTTGGGCGCCGTGATGGTGATGCGGAAAGTCTAGCCAGAGCTGTAACACCCACGTCACAAGGTGATGGCTCACGAGTTGGCGGACCTGCCTTCAATAATCTTTCATATTCTTGAATTCTATTTTCTGCTTTCAAGATTGCGTCGTTGGTGCCTAGAGTCTGCATGATGGCAATAACGAAATCTCTAGCACTATTAACAGAAGCTACGTTGTTCGGAGGAAAGTTTGTCAAACTAAAAAATTCATAGTTTTTTAAAGCCGACTTTGCGTTTGGCATAGCGCTCGCATTAACCTCTTTAAGACTGCTGTAATAGCTTTTAACATCTTTAAGTTCGCGCTTCTGCTCAACAACTTCTTTCATGACAATTTCTAAATTAATTAACTCGTTTAGTTCATAATATTTCTGAGTCGCAGATTTCCAAGCAGTATATGAAGATGCAAATGCAGAATCTGCATTTGCATACAAATCAAAACCGCCTAGACCATCGGGCTTGCAAAAATGAGGACTATTTTGACAAAGACCGGTGGTACCTTCTTGCCCCAGCAAACCAAGAGCCGTTTCGAAAGGCTCAATTTGTTTCGAAACTAAGTCTGTCCTTTGCTTTTCATATACTAATATTGCAGAATCGTTCTTTTTGTGAGAAATAGAGGCAGCATGATCTGGAATTCCTTGATTAATTGGGCCTCCAATTGTTCGCCTCTTTCTAAGAGCGCGCAAACCAGTAGAGCTATTTTTCATTGTAAAAGCGTATTCGGCGCCCTTGTTCTCACCAGTGTGCTGGTGATAAGTTATAGTTCTATCAATTGAGGAATCATTGCCAACGTGATATGTAAAACATTGACCTTTTTGATTTTTGAATTTTGTAAGTTTGGCTTCCTGGCCTTGATTTTTAAAAAAGAGCTTGACGTCTGATTGTGCTGGCATTGGTGCGATATAATTGAATTCAATTGGCCATGTTAAAGATTTTAAATATTTATCATCGAAGTATTGCGTGGCCGAACTATTTTCAAAATATAAAGACCATGGTTTAGCATGAAAATCCAGACCAGCAGCATTGATCCAGTCTATTCTTGTCAACTTTGAGCCTAGTGACAATAAATCTTCAGTGGGGATGTGAGCCAATGTAAGCGCGCCGGCGTTATCAGCCACTATAGAAATTTGAGAATCCTCGCTGTCGAAGCCAGTCAAGAGTGCCTGCGACAGATGTTCAGACAACACACCTTTTATCTGCGTGTGAAAAACTGCAAAATTGCCACCGGTAAAGGATCTATCAAATGTCTTCATGTATCTGTTTTTCAATCGCTGCACAGATAACAAATTTTCTGCTTTATCAGAAGCAATTGTCATCCCCCCAAGATGACTTCGAATTCTATCTTGTGACTTTGTTGGCGATGAGTCAAGATACGTTCGAATAGTGTCTTTGGCCCCATGCAAGCCTTGACCCGCTGCTGTTAAGTTCATTATATTTGTTAAACGATTGTCATCTGAAAGACCCGTACCATATCCCCGGGAGTGCATCATTTCTGGTATTACCAAGACGTAGTTTCGACCATCACGGTTCAAGTCTTTTATCATGGGCGCTATCTTTTCTTTAAAGTCGCAGCCGGGCAAAGCGGCACTTTCTATAGCCTGCTTTGTCGTTGTTAGTGGGCCATTCAACCAAGCATAGCCAAACCCACCTGCGTCATGAAAATAGTATTTTATCTCAATGGGCGCACTTATATCTAAGGTTTTTGGCGCATATATAATAGTTTCACGGCCCAGGTCAGAAGGACGATCTACTGAATCGAGGTAGCCATTATAGCGGAGGTGACCCACCCAAAGAAAACAATTGTTCTGTCCTGGCGATGGGCCTTTTATTTTATGCTTTGGAG